TTTACTCTAGAATTAAATCTGCTCATTGTTAATTACCTTTAAATGGGAACCCAACGGCGCCACCGAAGTCTTCTTCTGTTGTGTTTGTGCTAAAGCCTAATTGATGCTCGTGTAAGACATTAAAGTCAATAGAAAGTTCAATTACTTTTGGATAAAATTCTCCATTTGATGCAAACATTCCCATGTCTAAGGTTGGAGTCCAATTAAGGTTCGTGATGTATCCAAGTAAACCAGAATTACCGTCAACAGAGTTAATAACTAGGTTGGCAAATTTTAATCTAATAAGAGGAGACTTGGAGATACTAAGTGCGTTTTGAGAAACCACTCCACCACCCAGTTGTGTTCTATCTGTATTGTATTGAGGGTAAAGCATTTTAGCCAGTTCACCACAGTTACCGAGGTTAGCTTTTGCCTCATCTAAATTTTTAGCCGGGAGAGACCAGGAAATAGAATAAGCCCTTTTGGTCCCTTGGAAAGTTGCAATGTCATCGTTGCGACCATAGACTTGTTCTGCGTTCCAGGTTGAATTAAAGTTCTGTGTGAAATTGTTAAGATAGGCTGGAAACTGGACCTTAAGTCCCGCCGAGATCATTGATTCAAATTCAAGGATCGCGCCCGTTGTTTTAGCATAGCCTGCTGGTATTGTACCTTGATAAAATGTCATCCGTTAGCCACCTCTGCGAAATAAGCATCAAGTTCTTTGCCGTTAGCAAGAACTAACTTTACTGATTGTCCTGCGAACATGTTTGGTATCTCAGCAACAACATTAACTGCGCTTCCTGCCGCAGCCGCTGCTGTCATCCCTGCTGAGGCTCCAGTGGACAATCTTGTTAAATTATCTACGACCGCTCTTCCCTGAACCATTACCTCGCTAGATGCACCAAGTCTTGCCAATTGTGCATCAACGCCATCAAGTTCAGCGGTGTTAGCGCTAAAGTTTATGCTCGACAATGCCATTAGCCCTGCCGCTGCAGCACCGAGACCGAGCAACAAAGGGGTCAATGGGGCAATCGCTGTGGCTAGTGCTCCAATCCCGGCAACTAAGCCACCGCCAGTAGCAACTCCGCCGGCAACTCCAGCACCAGTGATAATACCAGTGAGAGTCCCAAAGCCGCCACCAATAACAGAAATAATTGGCCCAATAACTTTAAGAGCGATACCAAGTGTACCAACGGTACCAACAATTTTCATAAATGATTCTCGCGTTTCATCATCAAATTGCTTCAAGAAACTAATAACGCCGTCTAGTGCTGAATGAACCCCTTCAAGTATTGGTGTTACCATGACAGCAAATTCAGCAGCCAGTACTTTAAATTTGTCTTGAATTTCCATGGTGCCTCGAACTGCTTCTTCAAGTTTGTTCTGGGCATTAGCACTTCTTTCCATCTCTGAACGATACTGTTGGTATTGCCCCATGTTCATGCCAAAGATTCTTTGCGCTTCGTTCAAGTCCTCAATGCCTGCGGCTGAAGCCAAAGCCATCTGACTGAACTTATCCATGTCTTTGAATGCAACACCTTGCGCTTGAGTTTGTCTTATAAGGGTCTCAATTCTTTCGTCCTCGGTCATCATCAGCATTTCTGTTGTTGACAATTGAGTACCAAGAAGAGCATTAAACTTTGCTGCGCCTTCTGCTGCGCCCTGGAAGGTATCGAATTTCTTGGCAATACCTAGAAGGGTTGAAACCTCAACTCCCGCCAGTTTAGCGGCACTAGCGAGGCCTTTAAAGACCTGCATCGAACGTGGACCGTAAACAGCAAGAGTACCAAGAGACTGATTAAAGTCTGATGTCATCTGTTCTGCTGTAATACCAAGTTCGGTACCCATCATAGCCAATTCGCCGGCTACATTCTGTGCTTGGGCGGCTGTCATTCCAAGGTTCATGTTTAAGAACTGAAATGTCTCTGAAGCCATCTGGCCGTTGATACCAAGCTTGCCTAATAAAGATGCTTGAAGCACCATGCTCGCTTGTGCAGTTTTTGAAACATTAACAAAGTTTGTTGTTTGGGCGAATAAGTCTCCCGTTGCAGCACCAGCGTTATCCAATCTAATGCCCAAAAGGTTCCCGGCATCTTGTGCCTCAACCATAACGCTAGATAGTTCTCTACCAGTACCTGTCGCAGTTGCTAATGCAGCGCCGGCTTTATCGGCTTCTCTGACAAGCATAGCAGTTGCTTCTGCTATCTTTGTTACAACACTAAGGGTCAGGTTTGTTAAGTTAAAAACGTTTCTAAAGTTCTCGGCAAAAGCAGCAGCGGCTGGTTCTCCGCCTTCTTTTAATGACTTACCTACCTTTACAATATTAGCAAGAAAGCCACTACTTGCCATTGTGCTGATTCCCATTGAACCAGCAATGTCTCCAAGTAACTGCTTTTGTTCTTTACCGTATTTATTCTGAGCATTAGATAACTGATTAAGTTCCTGAAATCTTTTGGCAATTTCCCTAGCGGCAGGAGATAAAGAATTTAAAAGATCATTTTGCTCTGTTAAGGCCTCGTTGCCTTCCCTTAGTCCTTGAATAAGCTTATTTGCTTCAGCAGCATTTTCAGCGTTCAATCTTATCTCAGATTCAAGAAGACGAATTTGCGCCTCTCTCCTGCTAGTAAAGTCACTAAGAGTACTTGCAGCCTCTGCTTGTGCCCTTGCGAGGTCAACCTCTAATTGAAGCTGATCATTGGTTAGGGCCTTGTTTCTTGTAAGAACTTCTTCTATCTTTTCTAGATTTTTTAGCCTTTCTTCTAATTCTTTTGACATTCAGGTCCCCTCAATCTCTGAAAGGCCATGGCAGATTTGTCTTCTGTGTGAAGTCTGCGGCGGCTTTATCAAGTTCGGCTTTGATTGCCTTTGTGTCTTCGTCGTCTTTACCACGAGCAACATAGGACTCAAGGTACTCTTTCTCGAGACTTAACGCTCGAGCATAAGCCTTTACGTCTTCATACTCTCCACGGATGACAAACTTAACGTCCTCTCCGTCTTCTTCATTAAGATTGGCAACAACGTTGGCATCTTTGCCATAAATGTATTTGAGAAGTTTCTTATTCCAGAAACCCCACATTTTCATAAAAGACTCTTGAAGAACCTCTTTCTTTGTAAAATCAATACGGATCACGCGAATCCCTCCGTCTCTTATTAAATAGTCAAAAATTAGAAATGCCCATGGAAGTCTTATCTTGACTTTCCACGAGCCTTTTCTATTTCTTTAGCCTCATCTTCAAACTGTTTCTTAAGGCGCTCTATAAACCACTTACGAAGACCTATGGGTAAATTGTAAGCCTCGGTAAGACTCCAGCCTCCGTGATGCTTAAGAATAAAGAACTGTTCATACACCGCTTCCATGTACTCATCGTTGAGGCCAAAAAAAGTCGATCCCGAACGGGACCTCTACCTCCTCTGTGTGCCCACAGCTTTTGCATTTCATTTCTTGCTTTAACTCAATGTTAGGAGTGGCTGCCTCAAGACACAACTTTAAATGCCGAGCATCAGCAGCGGTGATGTTTTCTAGGACTCTGTGAATTAATTCTGTATCCTCGGAACCTTCAATTTGAAAGACAACAATCTTAAGCTGTTCTAATGTGGCACTCAAGGATTCACTCTCAATGTTATCCATGATGTATTTTGCCAGGTAGGTTTCGTCTTTGTTTGTCAACAATCTGAATTGCACACTGAACTTACAAAGAGGTAACGTTGTGCTAAATGTTCCATCTTCATTCTCGGCTATGTTAAGGGCCTCAGAAAGCCGTGTAGCGATAAGCCTAGGCTTCGTTAGGTTAAATACCATTTCGTTCGTTACAGAGCATTCTCGGCACTTTACAGAGGCATCATAGCCTGCTCCATAAGCTGTTGCTCTTGCTGCAATTAATAAAGCATTCTTGTCACCAATCAAAAGTTCATCAACGTTAATTGAATCATCAATGATAATGCTTTGCAAGAAGCGGTCAAGAACAATGCCCTTCGCAATAAGTGACCGATTTGTTAGAATGTCCTCATCCTTTGCAGTCATGAAGCGAATCTCAATCGAGTCTTTTCCATACAATGGATGGTCTTTAGCGTAATGCTTACCTTTTGAAGGTATGTCAACAAGTTCTGTTGGAGCGACAAAATCTAACAGGCTCATCGGTGGAGCATCTGTTGTTGCCGGTTTGGTTTTTCCAAGTCGGCTTGAATTATTTCTTCCCAATTTTCACCTCATTCGTTTATGGTATTTGCAACAAGAGATGCTCTTGTTGCATCTCGACCGCTTTGATCATCAAGTTCAGCAAAGTCGTATGTAATTTGTATTGTTAGTTGAACTAGATCATCTGATGAATAGTCTAGTTTCCCGAAGTCAATGTTTGTTATCATGCTGTTGTGTAGAGTCCATGTTTCTATTGGGTTACCATCAGAACCAAGTTGATAAAAGATAATGTTATCATTACCGTTAAATCCTTCTTTCTTAATACCGTCTACGCTAGGAACAGCATCGCCACCAAAGCCGGGATTATTGTAACCAGAGTTTGTTAAGTACTTGTAAATCTCCCCAGTTCTTACCGAGTCATCAACGACAGTGATTGTAATGGGTTGCCAGGTTACAACCCCAGGAAAGTTAAACTTGTGATTGATTAACTGATAGGAGTTGCTAGAAACTTCGACAGTGGGCTTGTCAATAGACTTAGCCCACCACCAAATTTCATTGCCATCAATCTTAAATCGAAACTGTCTTTTGGGTTCAGTTGTATTGTCTTTCCAGAAAGCCATCCATCACCTTATTGAATGTAATTTCTAGGAGTGGCACCTCTGTTACCTGCCAAGATCTCACACTCAGCCCAATCGTAAGCAATTGTCATTGAGATCTCACGAAGTTCATCAGAATCGTAGTTGAAAGTCGAAAGATCAGAATCAACAATCATTGGGTGCTTAACAGTCCATCTTTCAATGTCATTACCATCTGCATCAATAACAGTGATTATAAGGCTGCTAATAGCCTCATCAGTGCTTTTGATTTTAGAGATAGTATCGTACTCACCATTATCTTTTACTTTGAACCCACTCTGTTCAAGCAAATTCATTACCTGAGAAACAGCATCTGGGTTGCTTGGATCTACCATAGTTATGGTAATGTCTTGCCACTTAACTTTTCCAGGAAACTTGTAAGTGTTATCAAGATACTGATGCTCTACAGGGCTTGAAGTAAATGTTGGAATCTTTACAGACTTCCCCCACCACATAGCGCCACCAGTAGTTGAAGCACCGTCTGCTGTATCTAATTGAATCTTGAACCTAAATAGTCTTTTCGGCTCAACGTCATTTTCTTTCCAAAAACCCATAATTTTATAACTCCTTCAAAATTAATTAGTGTTTACTCGAATTCTACACCGCTTTTAGAGATTACAAAATCAATAGCAATGAACTCAATAGCACGAGCAGGCTTGATATAAATCTGAGCATACATGATGTTCTGATCAATCAGGTCAGGTGTGGTTGTGGTCTCATCAAGAACAATCTTGAACTCAGTGATACCAAAGTTAGATTTAACGCTTTGCAGAATTCTACTTGATTCTGACTTAAAGCGATTGAAAGTCACATCAACTGCTTGGTCAAACAAGAGGTTACGAGCAACAGCACCGATACGCTTCTTGATGAACACCATCAATCGACGAACGTTGATGCGGTCAAGAGCAGACTGCTGAAGTTGAAGTGTCTTTTGTCCGAACACAACAATACCACCCGCAGCAGTAAAGTTAGCAATTGGATTAACTCTTGCAGCATAAAGGTCATCACGAAGACCCTTCGTTAAATTACGCCAAGTGGCAGTTACACGAGGACCATTTGGTCCACCAAGAGGGTTCAATCCGCCACGGTTAAAACCAGCAGGTGCGAACCACGGTTGAGAAGCAGCCTCAGATGCAGCAAT